TTGCTGCTCCAACTGTAACTGCTGTCCTTGTGCTTGTTCAGCTTGCAGCTCTTGCTCAGACTTCACCAATCCTGCAATGTCGATACCATCTGAAGCTGCAAATCGTCTGATCAATTCAGATGGATTGATGAACGACAAGAACTGCTCTGGACCTAACGCAGCGCTGATTGTTTGCAGGAACTCAGTAAGCCGTGCCTTGTCATTGCCCCGTCCAATCGCTTCCAGTCCTGTTGTGATCTGCGGTGAGATCAATCCTTCAGGGATGGGTGGTACTTCGCCGTCCTGCTCCATTAGATAGAGCACACGTTGAATCAACGGCAGCTGCATCTCAGTGGACAGCAGGCTGTAAGCCCCAGCCAATCCAGAATCCAGAGACTCGGCCATGACCCTGATCTCTTCTGCTGTCACCCTCTCAGCGTTTCGTTGAATTGCTTCGTTAGATAAGAAGGCAAAGTTCAACCGACGCTCAATGATCTGCATCGTCTGCAGTGCAGTCGAGAAGTCATTTTGTTTATTCGTCTGAAGACTTTCCACATCAGCTGCGTTTCCTGCCACGATTGCACCGTTTTCACTCCTGGCCAGTACGTCAGCTCTGGTCATCCCGTTGGGGTTCACCAAGAACAGGGCCTTAGCTGCAATCAAGCTGCCTTCAACAATTGCCTGACTCAGTGATTCAAGAGACTGCAGATCTCCAATCACGTTCTCAGTCAGTGAGCGACCGTAGCTTTCGCCTGCAATGGCTTGCATCCGTAGGCAGATCCAAGGATTGCTAGCAAGCTTGCTAAACCCACTGGTCTTTGGGATTTTGGAGTCGTCATATTCCTGATGCCATTCAACTAAGTCCTTGTCCGCATCAACCTTGACGTAGGTGTACAGATCAAATGGCTTACGGCTTGGGTCGTCGTCGTTCTTGACAGCTTTTACTTTCGTGCCTGGTGGCAAGTGTTCTTCTGCCACTTGCTCGCGGACCACGATCTCACTGATGTTGCCTTCAGGGTCACGGTCAACAACGTAAGAACGCAGTCCGTACATGCGTACACCCTCAGCTCCTACATAAAGCAGGGCATTGCCACCAACAATCAAATGCTTGATCGCTTCAAACAAAGCTGTCCTTGCCTTGAGGGAATCAAGCTTCAACAGCAGCTGTCTCTCCATGGAAGAGAGGGCGATGTCTAGCTGTGACTGCAACTCATCAGGGTCAGCCTGGTTCTGCTCCATGTATTCCTCAAGCTTTGCCTTGTCAATCGTCAAACGAAAGAAGGGTTGCGCTGGTGGATAGAGAGCAAGAAGAAGTTTGGCGCTTAGGCCTGACACTCCAACAGCTCCAGCCCCTTGATATAGAGACTTGAGGTTGTTGTAGTCCTCTCCCGTCCAACCCCAGTTCATGTCTGACTGAGGGATCAAGGCAGGGATAGTGAGAGCAGAGCAATCAATCGCTCGCTGCAGATAAATGGAACGATGGAGTTGGAGATTGTTCCAACGTGAGCGAGCGGTGAGTTTCATTAGGCGAGTTGAAGACCAGACAAGGGGTTGGCGTTTGTTCCAAGGCCACTAACAAGCGCAAGTGAAGACAAACCTGATTGCTTTTTAGGTGTTGCGGAAGAGCCCTCGGCACGTCGCTCCTGAGCGCTTTTCTCTGAACTAGGAACTCGTGCGTTTTGCAGATTGGCGAACTGCGTTTGCTGGGCTTGATACTGCGATTGCTGTTGAGACAATTGATTCTGAAAATCCTGCTGAGAGCTTTGGTATTGAGACTGCTGCTGCCCAGCTTGTCTTTCGTACTGCTCTCCCAAGATATTCAGCTGATTGTTGAAGCCAAGAGATACGTCAGAGACAATCTCGTTGACAATTAATCCTTGGAGCGGCGTACCAAATCTGACGCTCTGTTGCTGGGCCAGTTGTGAAATCTGAGAGGCACTAAGCCCAGCTTGTCGTGCTCGTTGATAAGCTCCAACACCAATGTCATTGCCTGCTGGATTAGAGGAATAAGAACGAAGGTCGTAGTTGATAACAGACATGGTTAAGCGAGTGAGAGGCCGGAGGTTGGATTGGAGCTAGTGCCTAACCCACTGAGAATTGAAAGGTCGGACAGGCGATTGTTCTCTTTATCGCGAGATGAGTCTTCTCGTTGGTCACCGATCTGAGCAGTGAAAGCATTCTCTTCAGCTACAGGCACTCTTGAGTTCTGAATATTCTGCATCATTTGCACTTGCTGGTTGTAAGAGTTCTGCGCTTGCTGCATCTGTCCCTGCATTTGCTGCTGGAACTGCATCATTGAAGCGCTTTGCTTTTCAAACATGCTTTCAAGCGCTCCATACCTTTCAGTGAACCCCTCTGTCAGGCGAGCAAGGCGTTCTTCAAACTGTGCATTTAATGCAGCAGTGTTATCAGCAATGCCTTGCGCTTGCTGATCTGCAAAGTCTTGTGCGCGTTGATTAGCAGCAGCGATGTCGCCTTGAAGCGACCCAATGATGTCTTCAAACTCACCAGAGCCTCTATCGAAATCACCACCGCCACCACCACCGCCGCCACCAGCACCGCCACCACCTCCTAGGTAATCGCGCATCTGCTGGAGATCATTGACAGAGTCAAGTGAAGTCAGGCCAAGAGCGCTTTGTGCTCGCTCTTTATCAAAAGGAGAGAACTTTGCAAATTCAGTTTGCAGGCGACTTTCATAGCCACGTCTTCCCCGATCAGTTGTCCATGGATCGTATGAGTCGTTGTTACCAAGAAAGTCAAAGTCCGGGTCGTTCCATCCAGATAAATTTCTAAAGGCCATGCGCTTAATGCAGATTGCTAGTTGCCTGTTCTCAATCCTTGAAGGAATCGAATGACAGACCGCTGCCCTGAAGAATATCTGATCTGATCAACAGAGTCAGTTAGTTCTGGCGTTCGCTCAGGGAATAAGCGATCAAGTGCATCTAACACTTCATCACTTACACCTTGAACAAGAACACGTTTCAAGCTGTCGGGGGATTCCATAGATGGACCTCATGTGTTTTGAAGTTGTACTCACCGTTGCGCAAGATGCGTGTCAATCGAGCCTGCAGAAGGGCAGCTTCCCTTGGCTTCTCCTCTTTCCCTTTGACTCGATAAGTTGAAACAACTGCTTCCCAACATTCCAAGGGGTTCGCGAGGTCGAATCCCTCAACAATTCTCGCGGCACCTGTCGTGCCAACGCTTTTGCAACCGGGGATGCCATCGGTCGTGTCACCACTGATTGCCTGTTGATACCTGAAACGATCTGCTTCTTCATCGGTTACTCCCCAATCTTCTTTGTCGATCCATGTGTGGTGTCCTGGAATTTGGTTTAAGTCTTTGTCACCTGATGCAATGATCACCTGCTTATCACTAAGCATTGTCGCAAAGATGCCTATAAGATCATCAGCCTCAATGCGGTGATACATATAGCTGCCCTCCTCTTGTAGCAGCTCGTTCTTCAAGGCTTTAAAGCCAATCGGCTTTGGCCCTTTCCTATTCATCTTGTAACTAGGAGCCAGCTCACGACGGAAAGCAGAGCGTTCAGTGAAGCAATGAATCACGTCACTGCGTTGCAGCTTGTACTCCTCAAGCCACCGATCAACCGTGTCCCAGTAATAGCGACGGGCATCAGGCAGCTCACTGTGCCTAGTCCATACGTCATCAGCTAGTTCAATCTCAACCTCAGTAGAAGAGGTTGCTCTGAACAAGAGCATGTCAGCGTCAAGGATCAGTGTCATTTGGTTTTAAACTCCCGAACAATGTCACGTACACCATTAACAGCAGAGGCAAACCCACTCCAATAAGACTCTGAATAACTAAATGGGAGGTTGTACTCGTAAGCGCTAGGTGCTTCATCAAAGTGCTTAAGACTGTCGGCATACAATTCATTTAACGCTTTCCCTGAGATTGTGTAGAAAGCGCTGTCGTCAAGTGGAGCTGCTAAAGGCACTGTCATTAGTTGAATATCAAGTAGGCAAGAGGGTCGGACTTACATCGCAGGACCGGCAAAGGCTTAAGGGGAACACTCCACCCCCACCGGCTGCCCAAGCAGAACGCCGATTGTTAGTTGTTGATCTCGTGAAACCTGCAGCTATCCATGTAGTGCAGCTTTGACATAAGACCCAGAGTCCCTTTGACCCTGTTCTTCTTCAACCAACAGTTAGTCGTGTTCGCTTCAATCGAGTCTTCGCTGCTCGGGTTGCGTTGAAGCATGACAACGTGGTCAGGGATTTGTGCCAGAGAATGCGAACCCCTAAGTGACTCCAGCCCCGGCTCCCCGCCCGACTCAGCTGCTGTTCCAAAGCCGCTGGTTCTTGATAGATGGGCAACGACAAGCATGGTGAAGTTGAGTTCGATACAGAGCGTTTTGAGATCTTTGATACAGCGGTCGATAGCGCGACGCTGGTCAACACCAAGAGCAATACCATCAGCTAATAAAGAGAAGTGATCAAGGATTACAACTTTGCAGCCTTCGCCAAGAACGTAGTGTTTGACAGCAGCAACAAAGTCATCAAAATCTTCCGAGCCAAACTTATCGGCAAGGAAAATGTTGGGGGCAAATGTGTCTAAAGCTTTCTTGATCTCATCAGGATTCCGGCGCTTTCTTTGTTCAACGGTGTCAAGGTGAAAGCCAGGGCTATAGCCCAACACTTCACTAAGCATCCTTTCAAGGCTGGTTACGCAGTGCTCTTCGTATCCGAGATAGGCAACCATCACCCCAAGCTGCGCAAGAAATAGCGCGATGGATCTAGTGAAGAGGCTCTTGCCAATTCCAGTGCCGCCGGAAATCATGATGAGCTGGCCAGGCTTCATCCCTTCGGTGTACTTATTCCACCCTTCCCAAGGGAATGGCAGACCCATACGATCAACAGGATTCAACACCTGATCAAGCAGGTCAGGGGCATGAACGATGGAGTCAGGCCGGTGCTTGGTTGCGTTGTTGATAGCGCCGAGGATTGCGGCTTCATCGTCAGCAACTAACGCCTCATTCGCATCTTTGTAAGCGAAGCCAGAAGCGATACAGGCAGAAGGCCCAATCAATTCAGCAAGCTTGGCTGCTGCTTTTTTACCTGGGTCATCGTTGTCCATGAAGATGACAACACGCTTGAACCCAAGGATCCAAGAGAGCTGTTCCTGACAGGCCTTATGTGCTGACTGAGCACCATCAGGGATAGAAGCGCAGACAAACTTTTGGCTTGCTCTGTTCTTACTGATCACCTGATACACAGACATCGCATCAATCTCCCCCTCGCATAAAACAAGAGTTCCCTCGCTGCCTAAGTGCTGACCGAACAACTGAACCTTGATGCTCTTGTCACGGCCAAGCCAACCAAACTGCTTGTCGCCATAGCGGATGTGTTGAGCAGTGGTCAGTCCGTTGCTGTCTCTGTAGTTAGCGATCTGTGCATCAGACCCTCTGAACTGACCAGCAACGTAGTCATATAAGCGAAAGGTTTTGGATGCAATCTTTCGCAGGCTGTCGAGTGGGTTGCCAGGTAGCAACGCCACTTGTTTGGTGACTTCATCTGTGCGTGGCACGTTCAACAAGTCAGCCACTGAAGTGTGTTTACTCATTGGCTTCCAGGGATCTCCATTTGAATCCGATCTTTTTTCACAGACGAAACAGAAGATGCTTTTGTCTTCGTATTGCGTTGCCCCGTCCGTGCTTTCGCAGTCGTCACGGGGACATGGAATGTGGGTCGTTCCCCTTGCAGCCATTGCTCTAAGAACTCCTTAGGGATAGGGATGGGACACCAAGCGATGCCGTATCGCGTTGCCCATTGGGCGTATGTGGTCTTGCTCTTTTTGTTCAACGTCTGGTGTGGACGTTGGATAGCAACAAAGATCTTCAGGTCTGGGTTGTTGATGACAACAGATAGAAACTTTTGCCTCTGGTCTGAGGGCCACCAGCCCTTCACCTCTATGTGTACGTCACCGATCTTGAAGTCGGGTTTGTACTTGCGGTGAAGGACGTAGGGAAAGGATTCCTTTTCGTATTCAGGGTTAAAACCCTGCTCGCGCAGGGCATCTTCAACCTTGTCTTCCAAACCTGAGCGATGTTCTTTGTCCTTGCGCTGTTTGTTAGCGCGGTTGAACGCTCGGAACATCAGTCAAGTGCAGGTTCTTCTTGTTCAACTACAAATGTTCCACCGTCGATGGGTTCCATCTTCACGTCGTTGCCTTCAGCTAGCTCTGCAATTTGAAAGCCGATCAGCCTCAAGCTGATGCCCTTGTTGCCAGGGTTGTTATAAATCCCATGCTCATAAACAACGAGACCTTTGCTGCCCCGTGGTACGTCGATTGGATCAGTAAGGATGCGACCAACTGAGTCATAGATGCGAGGAGGAGCTTGCTTGTTTACGTCTCCCTGCTTGCTCTTCCATGTGGTCTGACGCTTAAAGACTGCAAGGAAGTTGCCTTCATCAGGTGTCTTGTTGCCTTCTTCGTCCTTAGTTTCGCTTGGCTTGATGCCGTTCTTTAGCGATGCAAGTGGAGGGAACTTGGCATGAAGAGGGTTCCTCTTGCGGTATGTCTCAAGCTCATCATCCATGCGGGTGAGCATTTGATTGGTTGCGTCTTCGTCAAGAACTACACCGAGAGTCCACTCGGTTTTGCCGTAGTCAGATGTGCGCGACTCAATGAGGTTGCCAAATGCAACGCGACCAATAGCTGTTTTAAATTGCGCCATGTTTGTGATTAATAGACCGTTGGTTGAACCAACACCGTCACCTTAATAAAGCTATTGAACGGTGTCAAGGCTTTAGCAAAACAAGTAAGGGTTCTCGCCCACCTTCTCCCTGTCCATCGTTCCAACAACAGGTGGGTGAGGCAGCTCACGCATCAGCGTTGCTTCAGATGCTGCCTTGTGCCTCGCTAGGTGGTCAACAGAATAGAAGCGAGCCCATTGATCGTTTAGCTCCTTCCGCAAGGTCACAACGTGATCCAGTGTTGTTCCAAAACAATCGTGAACTGTCGACAACGGATGCCCATAGGTCTCATGCCAATGACAAACAAACCTCTGTAAATACGCAGCGTCCATTGAGTGGACATAGTCAGGCACCATTTTGCGTTTACTCCTTCTGACGTTGAACACTTGCTTGTTCTGTTCGGACTGTTGAACCCTCACTGTCCGGTTGGCAACATGTAAATCGATGTACTCCTTCTCTGTCACGTTGCTGTAGCTCTGAATCATCAGCCCGTTTGGTGTCAACCAATGAGGCCTGATGTCTTGTTTCATCTGCAGCTCACCGATAGTGCCAAGCCAACGAGCAAGATTGCCCACCTGCGGGAAGCAATTCTTGATCGTGTTATGTGCTGCGCTGGCAAGTACCTGAGCCAGGTCAGTCACTCTCAACCCTTCATCAGTCAGGAAATCTTGGACCTCATCCCGCAGGTACTCCTTCACTGTTGCCTTCAACGACAAGAAGGATTGGCCATAGATAACAGGCATGAACATCTTCTTCCATAACTTGCGAGGCACTGGGTGTGCAGCCCACCACTCCAGATACTCGCGTTGACGACCTTCAAGCTCACCAAACTGCAACTTGGAATCGATGTATCGATCAACAAGTAAACCAATGCCTTTGTACAAGTCAGCTGGCTTGGATCCTGTGACGTTGGTGTACTGAGCCAGCTCTGCATCGCAGGTCAAGCAAGCAACGTGACCCCAGCCTGAGCAGGTCTGATCCAACCAGTGAATCGTGCCTGTTTTGTACCAAGGGTTGTCTTGGAAGCAGGCCCAGTCCATGCACAACTGAGTGAACCTGAACGGTTCCTTTGCTCGGTCAAGGAACTCAAGCTGTGCAAGTGGATCACTGCCTGCTGCGTATAAACCACCCCTCTCCTCATGGAGAAAATCCATCCGTGCTTTCTCGTTGCGTTCAAGGCCATAGGCCTCACCCAATGACCAGGCAAATGCTGCTTCGTTGCCCTTCATCAAGGACATCTCCTTCATCTGCAGCATGGACCTGAAGTGATCGCCTGCTTGCGGATGAATCTGTCCTCCGTAGGTATAAATACGACCACGATGATCTTCCTTGTTGACGAAGTACAGGTGCCCTGTCTTGTCGAACTGAGCTATTAACGCCAGGCCACTGATCACCTGGCTCCGGGTGCTGTTCTGTCTGGCGTCTGACTTGTACTTCCACAGCGCTTTCCAATAAGCACTTGGACCTAGCCCTTTGATCTTGTAGTCCTGATCCTTTGGTGCAATCAATCGGTTCTGACTTGGCACCTTGCCAAACCCATGACCTGACTCCCAAACACCCTTGAGGAACTGGTGCATCTCAACGTCACGCAAGTAACACTGCTCTTGCAGATAGTTGGGAGCATCCATGACACAGGGCAGCGCCTGATCCATGACCTTGTTGAACTCCTCCCATGGGACAGGAGTGAACTGCGTTTCGATCGTCAGATAACCGCCGTCATGGTGTCCCTTCCATGCCTTGGGTGGCACCATCATCGGCAGCTTGACTGGTCTCAACCAGCGCACGATCTCTTTGTAGTTGGCAAGAAACTCCCAGAGCAGAGGCGTTGCTCTGACCCTTCGTTTCTTCCTGCCTCCTGCTTCGGTTCCGATGTAGCTCTCGATCAATCGGGTGCCGTGTTCGATGCACTCAAGGAAGACCCAACCCAAGGCTGTTCGTTCAACAGGTTTGATTGGTTCATAAGCAGCAGCCTTATCGAAACCTTTATCTCGCAGCCTTTTACTCATCAACTCCATGCCTAGATCACTGCCACTAGCGAGACGCAATCCTTCCAGGTGCTTGCTCCCTCCCCATTGGCTGTGACATAGCCACAGGACGTACTCAGCACGCTTGCCAAGCACCCTGGCTAGGCCATTGCCATAAGCACTGTCGTGGATGACTCCAAGGACATAGACGAACGACTCAAGAGCAACCTGAACCAAGTCTTCTTCCTTCTCGATCAAGCTCCAGATATGTGAGGCCTTTGATGGTTTCTCTAGGCCCTTCTTCCAACTTGCGATGACTAGGTCGAGATACGTCTTGGCCAGCTTGTTAATCAGTGCCCCTTCTGCTGCTCTCTCCCAGCCATTGGCCAGGATTCGAGATGCACCCAGATTCCTGCACCATTGCTCCAGCTCAACCTGCTCTTGGCGTGGTGATTTGACACCGTTCAATTGTTCCTTTTGCATTTGGTGAGATCTCAGGTGAGACCCCAGTTCCCAGCTGGTGTTTGAGCGGTGTCAAGCTTAGTAGTGAATCTTTGATTCGCTATTGACTCGCTGAAATCCAGGCTGTGACTGGGTTGT